TCGGACCTTTTCCTCGCGCTGATGCTGTCAGCGCTGCTCTCGTGCGGGGTCCCAATCGTCACCGCGTTGCTGGTCTCATTGTTGACAGCGAGGCTAGGCTTGCTCATGTCGTCCCTAGCACTAGCAGCCATCCGAAAGTCCTATTCACTCTTTGGGCCGCCGCCCACCCGGATTTCCTTGTAGGTGCTTCAGATCTACACACTCTGGTCCTTGGTTCCACACACGCTGACAACATCATCGGCGAGCACTTGCAACGCTACCGTTTGCAAGAAATCTCTGCGGTTCAAGTTTGTTCGTCTCAACTTGACAGTTCCGAGCGTGCCTTGTTAGATTCATGGGCCATTCCATACTCGAAGTTTCCAACCGGTCGAACTCCTCATCCCGTCCTTAAAGCCCTTGAGAACCACCGGAACGTCAATACTTTGCCTCATCTTCTCTCGGGTCGCGTCAACATCGTATCTATGAAAATGTCCAAAGTTCGTGCTTTGCGTGCTCGTTGCCCCAACGCTGACATTCGGGTTTACAACCCAATCATCACCCCGGCCGACGTCACTAGATTCTCTGAACCTGCAGACCTTGCTCCTCATGTTGAGGCTGACATCTTAGTTTTTGATGATTGTCTTCACCATCTTCCGCCCGGTTTGGTTTCTGCTTACATGGAGGTATTCAACTGTGATCGTGTCCTTGCCTCTGGCATTTTTCCAATCGAGACTCTCGACCGCTTGTCCTCCGTTCTCCCTCAGTTGTATTCGATCCAATACTTACCTGGGGACAAGTATCTTTTCTCTCCCCGTGATAACGAGTCGGCTTCCTACGAACAACACATCGGCGACTCCTCTTGGTGGAATATGGGCTCTTACATTTGCGGTGAATCAACTTTTGACGTAGAATTCTTGTCATCTCACGGACCTTACCATTTCGTGTCAATTTTGCGCAATGTTACCGAACCAGTACGTCGGACACACCGAGCCTATGACGTTCCTGATGTCATCCGTCTCCCTACTTTCTCCGGTGAGCCTCACCTCGAATCCCCCTGGTTCCCCGCTAGCATGTTCGTTCAAGCTATATCTCATGCTGGCTCTTTGCGCAAACTCGGCGATGCTGACGTCATTGCTCGAATCCGCGGTCTTGCAAACACCTCTCTTGGTAAGCACATTCCTCTAGCCACTTGGGAACGTTTAGCCATGTGTTGCACTCTAGCTGGCAGTCGAGTGAAATCTGATTCAATCATTCACGTCACTGGCACTTTTTATGAACGTCTCCACCTCATGCTGCGAAATTGGTTGCTCACTGTCCTTCCGACCTGGCTTCATGAGTTCATGTTCTCTCACTATCACCAAGTCGAGAGAGTTCGAAATGCTCTCAACCGGGACCGCGTTCACTTCACAGTACCTCTTGCTCATGATGTCATTGTTGATGTTGAACACGTCGAGCTTCTACCCTTCGTCGCTCCTGCCCCTGCTGATGAGGAACTTCCGCCTGATTTCAACAACAGGAACCCACCCCGTCCCCCGATCAATCCAGTACGTCTTCCCAATCGTATTGCACCCGATTACGAGGCTCGTGCTCGTCAGGGTCCTCGTCCCGTTGGCCGGCCCATTCCTGCACCCGCACTCCAAATCCCCGGTCTTCCTCCCGCCTTTGCTGCTCTCACCTTGCTCGGTATTCCGCCATTGGCCCGACATACTCCTGAGTTTGGTTGGGTCCCAACCCAAGGTCCGGTGCCTCCCGTCCCTGAAACCTGCGGTCATTTGGCATTACGTGAGATCACCGCCCATCTACCCCACGTCGATTTGGATGATGCCTTTGCACGCGTCCTCCCTCTTCTCCCAGCATTGGAACTCGAGAGGGCTTCTGACGCCAATGTCGGCACTTCCGTGATTTTCTTGCATGCGGTGGCTCTTCTCGCAGAAATAGCCATACAAGTGCACTATCACCTTCCCATGCCCAATGGTTCTCTCACCCGTCTTGGTCTCATTGATGCGGAACTCGTCCACATTCATGCTGTACGTCTTCCTACTGGCGAGTTCCACTGGCAAGGTGGTGCACCCCCTCGTGCTGATGACAATGGTCCAATGCCCGTCCTCGGTGATTTCGTTGGCGCCGCTACTGACCTCGCCGCTTCTTTCTTTGCCCAGATCAAAGGTAACAACAATTCTTTCACTTTTGCTCCCAATTACGCAAACGCCAAAATGTTGTTTACTGAACTGGACGAGGGAATGACTGGCTTGGCCAGCAAGCTTGACAAATGGCCCCGCAACCGGAAGAAATTTGAATCCGCCGTTCGCAATCCAGATCCCCTCCGTCAAGTTGAGTGCGTTTATTTCGGTGGTGTTGCTGGCAGCGGTAAGTCTTACGATGTTCGCCAAGTCCTGCTACAACGTCAGCGCGAACTCTCTTGGTTTTTGCTCCTGGTCTGCCCTCTTGCTGAGCTTTGCTTTTCTTGGGTCAATCATCTTCGGAACCCCACTAACGACCAGAAAAGTTGCTTCAAAACCCACGAACGGGCACTTTTCTCATCACCATCCGTTCTCATTCTGGATGAAGCTCAGAAGTTTCCAGGACACTACCTTGACTATTATGTCGCGACTCACTCAGATTTGCGTTTTGTGGTCATGCTTGGCGATCCCTTCCAGTGTGGGGCGCCCATCATCAACAGGTCTTCTCAGTTGAGATCCATCGACTCACCGGGAATAACGTTATCCCCCTTCATGACCCGGTACTTGACTGGATCCTGGCGGATTAACTCTCACGTGGCCGCTTGCTGGAACATCCCCATCTACCACAGTCAACCAGCAAACGTCTCTATGGTTGGTCAAGTGCCCGCGCATCTTCCAGTGGTTGTCACCACTGTGACCGCTCAGAACGTGTACGCGGAGTATGGCACCAAGGCTTTCACAATGTCTTCTTGTGGAGGTCAGGACTTTCCATGTTCCTACACCATCGTTCTAACCCGAGAACTTTTGAACGCAGTTCCTCCTGAAGCAATTTACACTTGCTTCACTCGTTCACGTTCGGAAATCTTCATATACAATGCGATGGAACCCGGTCAACTGATCCGCGCCATGAATGCATCCCCATTACTTGCTAGTGTTCTCCAAGGTGTTGTCCTCACCGCTCCTTTTGAGGCTTACATGGGCACTAGATTAAACCAACAGGTCAACCTCGTCACACCCATTCCCATAACGCCGGGTGCTAGACTACTCACGGTAGCAGAGGTTTTAGAATCTCGTGTTGAGGACCCCGTCACCAAGTTTGATGCACTTGCACCCATTATGAGGTGTTCCATGCTAGCCCCACCACCCGACCGTTGCACTTCTGACACCGCCCCAGTTTCCATTCGTCACGCTGAGAACGTCGATGCCTGGGTGCCCACTTACTGTGGTCGTCATTCTGATCCCAAGAATGATCTACTCAACGGTGGTTTCCCTCGAGAAGATTTTGAATTCATGAGTCCTGATGGTCAAATGGGCGAAATGTTTGACGATGTTGCTGAAAGCCCGAGCGATCGCATTGAAAATCTCACAGACATTTTCCCTTTACACCGTTCTTCTGATCCTGCTCTTTTTCGACCTTCTGTTGAAAAGCGCCTTCGTTTCGCATCTGCTGAGGAGAATGAGGCTGAACTATCCGGACGATCGTTCCTCGGACCACTCTTATCTGACGCTTTCCTTAGAGATCTCGGTCTCACCGATTCGTTCGTCGATTTTGACTCCGAGCTCTTTGATCACTGCGTCGATGATTGTGCTCGGAAACGACTCTCCAAATCTACCGCCTCACTGAACAATTTGGAACGTGATCAGGATCCCTCGCTCCGGACTAATTACGACGTTCTCAATTTCTTGAAAGGTCAGCTTATCAATAAGCTTGACGCTCTCACTAAATATGATGAGACTATCCAGTCCGTGTTCCCAAAGATTAAACCTGCTCAAATGATCACCACTTATACTGAGGAAATCAATGCTTTCTTTGGTCCGTTGACACGTTACTTGGCCGCCAAATTGCGCCTCGTCTCTCCGGAGAAACACGTGATGTTTTACGGCGGTATGTCTTTATCCGATCTCGACGCATGGTCCCGAGAATATGTTCCATCTGGCCTCACCACGAGCTTCGCAAACGATTACACGGCTTACGATAAGTCTTGCCGAGGAGAGTCTCTTGCTTTTGAGATCTGCATCATGAGATATTTCTCTATTCCCGAAGAATATATTGACCTCCACTGTGATCTCACATTGCATCTTAATAGCGCTCTTGGACATCTTGGGATTATGCGAACATCTGGGCAATGGTGCACTTACCTGTTTAATTCATGGTTCAACGCCGCATATTTTGCCTTGAAATATGAATACCCGATTTCTGTTCCCCGGGGATTTTCTGGTGATGACATGTTCATCTTGTGTGTCCCAGTCGAACGTTCCAGTTGGTCCCGATTGTCTCCATATTTCTCCTTAGTTGGAAAACCGGTGTTCCAACGTTTCCCTGAATTTTGCGGTTGGATTTTAACTTGTCACGGAATCATTCGCCATCCTTATTTGATTCTCTTGAAAACCATTTATCACCAACGTCACGGCACATTGTCAAAAGTTTTAATCAACTACTTTTTGGAGCATTCATTCACATACCGCCTTGGTGATGCTATCCATGATTGCCTGCCCCCTGATTTGGTTTCTGCACATGGCGAATGTTCACGCATTTTCTTGTCCCACGCTCGTGACATTCCTGAGTTCCTGTTCTCCAGAAACCGCGTCACTCATGACGAAGTTTGTCCCGTTGAACTACCAACCCAACTCACCAAGCGCATTTATTCAATGGACTGGCGTCATGTTCCTGGTAGTATACGGTCCCGTTTGATGGGGTTATGAAAGCGTTTCTTCATGATTGTTGATATGGTTTTCTAAACCTGATGTCCGATCTCCCAAACGCTGATCAAATTACTCAAGTTTGTCTTGCCGTCCAATTTCTTCTCGAAACTCCTCCTCGTCAAGCCGTCCAAATCCTCCCCCATCTTCTAGCCATCGTCGAATATTTCGGCTCTACTGATACTTTGTCTACTTCTGAACGTCCTCACGTCCCGATCAATTTCACCCCCATCTCAACCTTCCTCGAGTACCTCTTCAAGACCGACATCCGACAGCTCCCAGGACCCATCGCGCTCATCAAGCCTTTCATCGAGACTCGACTCACCTACTCCGAGACTGTAGTCACTAACGCCGAAGACGCTGACCCTACCGACCTCGAAGGTGTAGAAACGTGATGCAAGTTGAAGAACCTAATGTCGAAGCCTCTGAGCAACCAATTCGAGTCAGTGCGACCGCTCTCGTCCCTACCATCGTCCCTTCTCTCTCAAGTAATTTCACATTCGACATACCTTTCTATATCGGTGATTTCACTGGTGGTCCTGCTGGGAAGTCTCTCAATCGTGATCTGCTCTCACCGACGCAGTTCCCTGACCATGCTGCTATTGTGCGTGGTTTTGCCAATGTGTTGGTCACTTCTCAAGTCAGCTATCTTGGACAACGTGTCACTGGAGCTACGTTGGAGCTTATCCCTGA